CACGGCCTCCAGCAGTGGCCAGTAGCAGTGCAAACCGCCACCAGAACCAACGACGTAGGGTGTGCCTAGGGCATCCATGCCTGTCTTATTTAAAAACGCGCTGAGAGCCTGCGCCGCATCTTTCTTCGATGCGTAGCCGTCCATGTCGATAAACAGGGACTTAACATAACGCGCATTAACAGCCTGTCGATTGTCTTCTTCGCCAAAGGTAGCCAAGGCAAAGTAAATGTCCAACTTGCTGTCATGCCAACGTTTGATGTGCGCAGGCGTAGTGTCCAGAGCCGCAGTAAAAACGTGCTCTTTCTTTGTGAGTTCTGCTACGCAGTACCGACCAAATTCGGGCGGCGGCAGAACAACCGCTAAAAACTCAAGCGGAGTCATTGAAGTCCTTGCGGTCAGAAGAGTTCGAGTTGACGCGAATCTTTAGTCGTTGGGCGCTCCATGACGGGGTAACCAGCAAGGCGGCTTAGAAGTTCCATCTGCCAGTTCTTAGGCAAACCTTCTTTGGTATGCACCAAGTCTTCGGCAAAGCGAACTAGCTCTTGCGTGGTGAGGGATCTAGGTTGTATTCCGTACATATTTTTCTCCATGCCTCATCTGCTGTGCGTGAGGTCTTCATTATGTGAGTTAAGAATTCGACGCGGTCACGATAGGCCACAAACACTTCCGTGCCTGTAAACCAGTTGTAGACAGTCTGTCGAGAGACGCCGAGCGCATAGGCAATCTTCGTGACCGGAAAGTCAAGATGGATCGCCCAACGACCAAGCTGGTTGCCCAGAGACTTGGGAGTCTTTGCTACTTCGTCAATGATTTTTTGTGAGTAAGCCATAGTGGTTTAGGTGGGGGTACTAGCCGTTCGTCCGCAAGCTAAATTGCACGACGTTCCCCCCCGATTCAGTTACTCATCGTCCCAATCAGCAACGATGTCGGCCAGCTTGTTCTTCTTAGCTGGTACGGATTCAACCTTGGGTGCGGCTTTACGCACTTCGGGTTCTTCTTCAGCCTCGACTTCAACGGCCTTGGCTTTCTTGGGCTTGGTAGCCTTGACTTCGGCAATGGCTTCAGCATCATCTTCGTCAAGCAAATCACCAAGGGTCTTAGTGGCAGGGCGCTTACCTTCAATAGCCAAAGGTGCAGGGGTGGCAACGCCATCAACAGACGCAGGGGTCAGGGACACGGCTCTTTCTGCGTCCTTGGATTGACCTTGATCCTGAGCAGTCAAGTACTCCGCATCAGTCAACCAACGCACAGGTGCGAAGATCAGCTTGGGAGACTCAGCCTTGGTGTCGAACTTCATGCGCGTCACGATGGCATCCAAGTTAACTGGAGGAGTTTGAACCGCCATGTAGCGAGCGTACGCTTGCAGTGGGCGCTTGTCGCCGTCTTCCTTGCCAAAGATGGACGTAGCTGGCAGGGTTACCTGTAACACATCGCCTTCGGGGTTGTTAGCCAAGACCACAGCCAAGCGCTGTTGGTAACGACATGCACGGCTTTGACCATTGCCAGACCCAGCGATGTTCTGTGGGCAGGCGGCACAGCTTGCCGCTTGCTTGTTACGCACACCTGCATCGGGCTTCTCACCATCAGAAGATGTGCAGTCAGGGGCGGCTGCAGCCGCGTCTTTGTCATACGATCCTGCGTAGAAAATACGGCTGACCTTGGGGGCAGCTTTAACCACAATCACATCCAAGTGGCGGTCTTCGATCGAAGCGATCTCCTTGCCACCAGACAACAAGCGGAACACACCGCCCTTGATAGAGACACGCTTCATGCCTCCGCCAGCGTTCACGTTACCGGCCAGAGCCAAGGTAGTTGCTGAAAGCTCTGCGTTCTTAGCGAAAGCAGGCACGTTTGAGGGGTTGAACATTGCAATATTGCTCATTTGATTTCCATTAAGTAGGTTTGCGTACAGAGATATCGAACTCAGATGTAGAGTTCAAGCCGGGCGGTACGACCCCGGGGTTTTCTTCCAAGAACTGAGCCATGTTGGACTGCGCAATGCGCTTCTCAAAAAGCTCTAAAGCGTGGTTGTCAATCACAAACTGTTTGAACGAGTCCCAGTCTTGTGTGTAGTAGCGAGTTTTGACGGACATGACTGCCGTGCCCTCGGTAGTGCGAACTGATGTGACGCCCATCGCCTTCATCTGTTCCTTGATCGCGTTCTTGATCTCTTCCTGTTGGCCTTTAAGTACTTCAGCTTGCGTGTCGTACTCTTGGGTCAACTCGGTCATTTTTGTGCGTAACTTGCGGTAAATTTTTACCAACTTGTCTAGCGGTACTGCTTCTTCTTCCATTGCTTCTCCTGTTAATTATTTGTCTAAGGTTGGACAGTGTACATGTAATTTCTAGTGTTGCAATCCCCTTTCATGATTTAATTTCAGTCTCGAACATTTCGGTAAGAAGTAAGTTATCACTAACTTTCCCTTCTAACGCATTAAACATCTTTTTCTCAATCGCGCTACCCTGAATGTGAATCACAGTAACTTTGTCTGAGTCTTGCCCCTTGCGGTCAGCACGGGCACAGCATTGGATGTATTGCTCAACGCTCATCAGTGGGCCATAGAACACCACAGTATCAGCGGCAGTAAGCGTGATGCCATGAGCCGAAGCCGCAGGTTGCATCACCAAGACCCTAGGGTCTGCTTCTGTTTGGAAGCGGTTGATAGTTATACCGCGCTTGCTTGGCGTGATGTCTCCATGAATGCACTCATTGACAATACCCTTCTTGGTGAGGTAGTTGCTAATGGTGTCGATGGTGCTTCGGAACAAAGCAAAGATGATGACCTTGCGATCAGTCTCCTCCAGTATCTCCTCTAGCACCGCAAGGCGAGGCGCTGAGTCAAACTCAACAACTTCCTTGTCGTCTGTGTAAGCTGCACCACAACTGATCTGCAAGAGCTTGGATACGCCAGCGGCGGCATTGACTGCCGTGATTGTCTCTCCTGCGGCTTGCACTAGCATGCGTTCTTTGAGCATGTTGTAGTACTTGGCTTGCTGTGGTGTTAGGGCTACCTCACGCGTCATGGTAATGACGGGCGGTAAGTCTAGGCATTGTGCTTTGGTAAAACGTATCGCTGGCTGTAGCGCCTCGTGTACTTTGTCCTTGGCGTCATGCTTGGGCGCCCACTTAAACAGTGTGATCTTGTTCATCACTTGATCGCGCCATGCTGTCAGGAAGCGAGGCACGTTGTCAGGGTTCACAAGTTTGGCTAACCCGTACGCATCGACAGGTGACTGCGAGGCTGGTGTGCCTGTCATCATCCACAGATATGTATTGGGTGTAAGGATCGAGTTGAGTGCCTTCCAGCGCTTGGTCGATGGGGTTTTGTATGCGTTGGCTTCGTCCACAATGACTAGGTCAAAGCGGCCATCGTTACGCACCTCATCCGCTATAAGGTTCAGCCCTTCGTAGTTGGCGATTACAATTTCGTAATCTTTCTGAATCATCTCGATACGTCGACTAGCTTGAGGGTGGTGCGCTATGACGGCAGAGCGATGCAGGATGCTGTTGTTGATGTCGCCCATCCATGCGCTGTGCATGATAGACAAGGGGCACAGGACGAGAACCCTACGAACCTTACCTAGCTTCATCAAGTAGTCAGCCGCCCACAATGCAGACAGTGTCTTGCCCGTGCCGGGTTCGGAGAACACGAAGGCTCTCCTGTACAGCGTGAGGAACGCTGCCGTCTCGATCTGATGAGCCATGGGCTTGTAACGCCCCGGCCAAGCGTAGCGCCTAGTGATAGGCGATGGTACGTTTTTAACACCTAGGTTACGCAACACCCGCGCTTCGTCCAAGCCCCAATACACTGCCACATCGTAGCCACCATCCATGCGCTCGACGATCTTGTGTTTGGGTATTACCTTGTACTTGTTCGGGTTCCTTGTGCGTAAGACTATTGCTTTGTCTTCTATGATTTCCATTGCTTCTCCGAGCTATTATTTTCCGTTGTCGCTTTGGTTCGCGCTCTTGTTACGGAGTCGTGTATTGCCTGCTGTTGACTTGCCTCCAGCACGCAAAGGTTTGATGTGGTCAATGTCTTTGCCTGCTCTGTCAATACCTTTCTTATCGTAGGTTCTACGAGCTTTCTGCCGCTCAATCTGATCGGCTGTCTCGCCCGTTTTCTTTTGCAGTTTGTATGCGTGTTTGTAGTCACGCTTGCCATTGGTCTGTGTCATTACTTCCTCCTAGTGTTTAGGATTGAACTCGCATCCGGTGACCTGACACCATCCGCATAGTGGGGTTTGATTAGGGTTCCATACATCTGTCTCAAAGCACGCTTCAAGACGTGCAGTACGCTCACGATACTTCCACCAGAACTGCTCGGCTTGCTCTCGTAGCATCTGCATCTTGACCATATCATTTTTAACAATGAACAGCAACGCAGAGTTGACCTTGCGGATGTGGGGGAAGTGTGCGAAGACCATAAGTGACATCAGTACAAGCTGATCCCTGTCGGGGTACTTGTTGTTGCCAGTCTTCCAATCTCCCACCCACGCCGTAAGGTTGTCATCGTTAACGATCAGGATGTCGGCAATGCCTCGAACCCAAACGTCAGGGGACTTCCAGCCCGTAGGCTTTAAGTCCGCCGTTAATGCCATCTCATACTCAGCAAGCGCTCTACCTGATTTACCCAGCATGGCGTCCACTACAGGCTGGAACTGCGCATACTCAGGTGGTATTGGCGTCTTGTCCCTGATGTAGTCTTCGATAGCCTTATGTACCTGATTGCCGTACCGCGTAGCCTCAGTCTCTTGGAAGGGGTACTTCTTTAAGACCTTGACTTCGTGGTATCGACGCTGACAGCCTTCAAAATCT